GACCTGGGCAGACGCGATGTCCCAGATCTCCGCCACCTACGGATCGGCGGGCTGGTACGGCCACACGATCTCGAGCCGGGCTCAAGCGGACATCGAAAGCGTGGCGGCGTGGACCGAGCCGAGCGGCGAGCACCTGTTTGTCTCGCAGTCCGCGGACGCGGCTTACCTCGCCGGCACGGCCGGCAACATCGGGCTCGTCTTGCAGGCGGCGTCATACAGCCGCAGCGTAGGCCCGCTCTACCACTCGACCTCGTCGGGCGCAGCCAACGGCTACGCCGACGCAGCCTGGGCGAGCGCGGCCCTGGGCTACGACCTCGACTCGCCAGGCGGGCGAGGGATCTGGGCCTACGTCACGCTCGCGGGGATCACCTACGACGCGGTCACCAGCGCCTCGGCCTCGAACGTCTGGGCTGCAGACGGAAACATCTACGGCCGCAACGCGGGCCTGAGCTTCACCTCGAAAGGCACGCTCGCCTCGGGCGAGTACGTCGATATCCAGACGACGATCGATTGGGTTTCGCTGCGCCTGCAAGAGGACACGATCGCAGAGTTCGTCGGCGCTACGGTGATCCCGTACACCGACTCTGGCGCGGCCAGGATGCAGGCGATGATCAAAAATCGTCTGGACATCGGCGTGACCAACGGTCACTTTGCAGCGACGCCTGAGCCAACGGTCACGGTGCCGAAAATCTCTAGCCTGTCTGCTGCGCAGCGGCAGAGCCGGACGCTGCAGGCCTCGTGCGTCGCCTACTTGGCTGGCGGAGTGCAGAAGCTCGAACTCGTTGTGAACCTCTCGTACTAAGGGAACAGACCATGCGCCAATACTCAATCTCGCAGACGGAAATCAACTGGTTTGGGCTCGACTTGAAGCCGGGCTTGGCCACCGGCACGTCGATCGCCGAAGCCCGGCTATCGCAGACCTGGTCGCAGAAATCGACCGGCACCGGGCGAGTCGTTCGGACGCTGAACCCGGACAAGTCGGGCACGCTCACGCTCACCGTCGATCGCGAGTCGGGCGTGCATCAGAACCTGATCGTGCTCGCCCAGACCGACGAGGCGACGCAAGGCGTCGTCGGTGTTTGCGTGTTGAAGGACCTGCTCGGCGGGCAAACCAACTATTACAAAAACGCCTATCTGCAGTCGCAGCCAGACGAGTCCTACGGGACCGAGGGCACTACGGTGGCCTGGGTCTTGATGTTCGAATCCGTCGAGCGCGTTGCCATTACGCCTGCACAGAATCAGGTGGGCGCGTGAGCATCGTCGCCGACCACCGCACCGTGATCGCCGGGCGCGAGTACGTCGCCAAGACGTTCACCGCGTCCGAGGGGCTAGTGCTATTGCCTCGCTTGCTCGCCCTGCTCGGCGACGACGTGGCTCGCCTGGTGTTCGCAGTCGGCGACGAGGACCAGGCGAAGATCTTCGCCGACCCGCAGCTGCTCGCCGGGATCCTCGTGCGGGTGAGCGAGCGAGCAGCCGAGAACGACGGGCTCCTGCTCGTGAGGGATTGCTTCCGTCACACCACGTGCACGAACAGCAAGATCGGCGAGCTCGAGGCGAGCGTCGATCTGGGCAAGATCCATTTCTTCGATCAGCACTTCGCCGGCCAGTACGCCCACTTGTTCGAGGTCTTCGCTTGGATCGTCAGGCTGTCTTTCGGCGGCCCCTGACTCGCGCGGCGGTACCTGAGTACCGCCGACACACGCGAGCAGGAGGATCGCACCAGGGAATCGAATCGCCGAACGTCCACCCACTGCTCGCTGCCGCTTGCACCGAGAAAAACGGGATCAACGTGACCACCTACCAGGCGCTGCACACCACGATCGACTACGACGGCCTGCTCGACCTGCTCGAGCTCCGTGCGGTGCGTGAGTCGTGGCAGCACGCCATGCTGCTCGACCTCGACGAACAGCGAGGGCAGCGGTGAGCGTGCTCGCAGAGCTGGTCGCCAAACTCTCGATCAAGGTCGAGGGCGGCGACGAGGCGAAGCAGGCGCTCGGCGAGACTACGGCTGCCACCGACGACGTCGAGACCAAGGGCGGAGGCAAGCTCGGCAAGTTTGCTGAGATCTCCAAGAAGGCCTTTGCGATCGTCGGTGCGGCGAGCCTCGCCGCGAGCGTGGCGATCCTTGCCGCAGGCAAGGCGATCTTTTCCTTCGCCAACGATACGACGGCGACGATTAGCGACCTCGGCCACAAGGCAAAGCAAACCGGCCTCGGCGAAGAGGCGTACCAGCGCCTCGGCCATGCAGCGACGATCACCGGCTCGTCGATCGATCAGGTCGGCAAAGCAGCGAAGAAGATCGAGGTGCAGCTGCTCGACGTCGCGGGCGGCGGTGGTAAGGCGTTCAAAGAAGCGCTGGCGTCGATCGGGCTGGGCGTCGAGGACATCGAGGGGCTCGACGCGACCGCACGTTTCGGACTGATCGGCGACTCGATGCGCTCGCTGGGCACCGACGCACAGCGAGCCGCGATCGCTAGCCGGCTGTTCGGCGAAGAGGCTGGCCCCGGCCTCGCAGGATTCCTGGCCGAGGGCACGACAGGCCTGACAGCGCTGGGCGTGGCCGCTGGCGACGTATTTACGGCCGACGAGATAGACGACGCCCAGGCGTTTCAAGACTCACTGGCGGGCGTCAAGAGGCTCGTCACGCAGGCCGTTGGCTCGCTCGCTGTCTCGCTCACGCCCGCGCTCGAGTCGGTGCTCGGCATCGTGCGAGAGTGGCTCGCCGAGAACGACGAGTTCATTCGACAGGACCTACCCAAGCTGCTGACAACGATCGTCGGCAGCGCGACCAAGCTGGTACCCGTGTTCATGGGCGTGGCGAAGACCGTCGCCCAGCTCGTCACCGATGCAGAGCCGCTGCTCGAGCGGTTCTCGATCTTCCTCGGCGACCATTTGGCGAAAGGCTTGGGCTCGACGCAGTCCTTGCTGCAGCGACTCTTGCCTCTCGTGCTCGCGCTTGCCGAGGCGATCCTCGACGTCGTCGATGGGATCGGAAAGGCCTACAACTGGGCGACCACACTGGGGTCAATCGAGACCACGCAGGTCGCCCGAGGTTCGCCTGGTTTCAAGCAGGGGCCCGGCCGCGGTGGCTGGTCGAAGGAGCAACAGCTCGAGAACTGGGCCGCAGGTCGACCAGGTATCCAGAGCGCAGCCGAGGCAAAGGCCGCGCAGGACAAGATCGACGCGCAAGAGGATTCTCGAGTCACGCAGCGTCGAACTCGACTGCTGCGTACCACCAACGGCGGAGACAAGTGGACGGCGGAGGCCAACGCACTCGCCGAGTCGATCGGTCTCACGCGCGACGATATCCGCACGCTCGCAGGCAAGACGCCGAAGCCCAAAGCCCGCGGCGGTGGCAAGGGCAAGGCCAAGGCCGAGCCGGTAGTGCAGGAGGTGCAGCTGACGAGCTTCGAGCAGCTGCTGCAATCGACGCTCGGGCCTGGCTTCGAGGTCAAAAATCTCGACATGCGAAAGGTCGAGATGGACCCCGCGTCGATCAAACCCGAGGCGGTCGTGACCGTGAACAACTTCGATTTCAAGATCTCGCAGGAGATCAACGGGCAGACCGACGCCAAGCAGATCGCCGACGCGAGCGCGACAGCGATCCGAATGTTCTTCGAAGACGAGCTCGCGCGCGCTGGCCAATCACTCCAACCGAACCTGGCGAGGTAGTCCATGGCGTTGATCAACCAGATCGCAGCAGGCTCGCCGCTCGCCGGATGGTTAGGCACGGAGACCGCAAGCCTGTTCGCGCTCGACCCGACAGGCACGACGCCTGTCGAGCCCGTCGCCGATATCGTTCCTGGGATCACGCCGTTCCGAATCACGCTCGACGTCGTCGACAGCGAGACGCTGAGTCGGCGCTATCGGGTCACACGCAACGCTCTACAGGACTTTGCCGACGCGACATCCAACTGCTACGCGGAGCTCGTGCAGGTCACGATCCAGGGAACGCTGTCAGGCGTGGGGCCGCTGTCGCCTGCGGTCGGTCAGGCGCCGTTGTTCGGCGCGAGGCTCGACCTCGCACGGATGAGCAACCTCGAACAGCTCGCCGATCGGCGTCGACCGATCTTGCTGATCAGCCCGAGGATCTCGATCGCCAAAGCATTCATCACTGCGCTCGATCGGATCTGGACGCCGGCGCACGGCGAGAGCACCGGCGTCGCGATCACGTTCCTCGAGGCCCGGATCGTCAGCCCGCTTGCGGTGGCGGCGATCCCCGATGTCGACTCGCTCGAGCCCGGGAACAACGCGGCGATCGGTGGCGGCGACGGAGCTGTTGCCAGCTCTGCGTCGCAGCCGGTGCAGGGCGCGACACAAGCCAGCGCGCCTGGGCTCGCCGGGTCGTTCTCGACGAGCTTTGCGGGGGGCTTCTCATGAGCACCTCAGGCGTGTTGCTCGTACAGGTTGGCGGG